GTAAGGCATTACACTTGACAAGATAACTGATTAGGTGTATACTTATAGTAAAGAAAAACAAAAAGGACTAAAATATTATGCGTAAAGTTTATTACAAATACATGGACGACAATGAACGTACAGTAAGCGTACGACGAGAGATTACATTTGCAAAAGGCTACGTTTACAAAGTAGACAACGAAGGCAATGTAACAACGACACAACATGACATGACACTCGCGCTCGTAGAGAGTCAGAGGTAAAACGTCGCTACGCTCATTATTGCGAGGAAAACGGATACGACGGTTTTAAGGTTTTGGACATTGAATATAAAAAGCTTACCTCGAATATTCCTATGACAGTATTTATGAAAGGGTTAGATTATGACAGCTAAGAAAAAAACAAGCATCAGCAGTGACCGTGGGTATATCACACGGCGTGTAAATCAGCTCTCGAAGATGGGTGCAAAAGACGAAGAGATTAAAGCTGTCTTAGGTACTAATACTCTCTCTAGTAAAGAAATGGATACAAAGACAGTACGACGCGTAGCGAGTAAGCTTAAGACGAAAGCTTATGCGTCTAACGATCTCGCAGTCAATCCACACACGGGCGGTATTTATCGTGAGTCGACAACGAAAAAGCTTCAGCTATTCCGACAAATGGACACGACCATTGAGGGTGGCGGTCGAGCTGATGGCGTGGCAATGGGTAAAGATTGGGCAAGCGAACAAAAAAGCAAGTTTAGCAGATTGAATGAAACGCAAGTCCGCAAAATGAAAACGGGCTACGCAAAAGACAAAAAGAACCAGTATATCAGCGCTCTCGAATCTCGCTACAAAGTAATGAAAAAGGCGGGCGCAACACCTGAGCAATTAAAAAACGCACGTGCCGCGATTCGTAGCGTCCGTCTTCTCAGTCCTACAAAGTTTGTCGATAGTTTGAAAGACCCTTCAACTCGCATGCAATGGAACATTAAAAACCTTCGAGAATGGTTTTACGACTCAGACGGTAAAAAAGTCGAAATGAGTGACAGCACTAAAGTAAGCGAAATAGACAGCTCCTTTGATGATGTACGAGGTGCATCTAAGGTCGCTTACAATCGCTCAGCTCGACACCACAAAAAATAACAAATAAAGAAAGCGATACTTTATTATGAATACCACGAATAATAAAAAGAACCGCACTGACCGCACTTTTTATGCGGCAGTTGCGGACATGACTAACGAAAACGCGGAAAGCGTTACACTAAATAGCATTACGTTTAAACGTTGTCTCACTACTACTGCTACGACGTTTGACAACATCGGCGCATTTTTGAAAGCCTGGGCAGGTCAAGGGCTTAACGATACAAACACAGTACACACGCTCTTTTTTCCGAATCTTGTTGAGGTCGCTGATACGCTCTTAGCGTACTTTATCGAAAACGGTATTAAATACGATAACCAAATCGGTCTTGAGTTTTACGAGTTGCGCTTTTACGTGAATGATTACCGCTTTGAGATTAAAGACTTTAAAAAAGTTTTTGATGGTGATGTTAACGCTATGCGTGAGACCTTTAAGCTCTCAGGTAGCGACATTGATGTTTTTTGTAAAGCGGTTGAAGAATATTTCGTCGCTGGCAAATACGTTCGTTTTACTAATGCTTCTCAAGCTTTGTATGAGTTTAAGCAAATTATGAAACAACAGGGCTACGCATTTGATAGCTACTTTCCACAATTGGCAGACGATATCGATTCTCTTTGTCGTGAAGTAGATAAATCTGGTTGGAATTACGTCGTTCCGAAATACGTTGATAAAGACATTAAAGGTGAAATTAATGTTTTTGACATTAATAGCATGTACGCGTTTATTCAAAAATCGGCGGTGCTTCCTTATGGTAAGCCTGTTGAAATTAATACAACGTGGCCTAAAGCTCCTTTAGAATCTCAAGTATCTTTTGTCTCTTTTGAATGTGAATTTGAATTAAAAGACGGATTTTTCCCTTTTGCTAAAACGGTAAATAGTATGTACAGCGACGGACATTTGACTTACGAAACTAAAGGACGCTCTACGTTTTGCATGACGTGGACTGAGTATCAGCTTTTTCTTAAAAGCTATGATGTCGTGGATTTTGTCTTTCTTAAACAGGTGACGTTTGCAGGTGCTCGCGGTTTGTTTGATACATACGTTAATAAATATTACGCTGAAAAACAAGAAGCATCTACTCCTTTTAGTCGTCAACACGCTAAGGCTATGCTAGTGAGTCTTTACGGTAAGTTCGGCGCTAAAACTCGCTTAACGAATCGAGATCCACGCATTGATGAAATGACAGGTCGTGTGGTGTATGAAAAAGGGCGTGATACATTTGTCAAAGCTATCTATGCGCCTATGACAGCGGCTATCGCGTCGATAGCTCGTACTTATATTGTATCGGTGGCTCTTATGCATCGTGATAATTTCGTTTATAGTGATACGGACGCTGTACATTTGACGACTAAAAATGTGAAATTTGAGGTCGACTCAAAAAAACTCGGTGCTTTTGATCTCGAAGTCACAGGTACACGCTTTAAATACATCCGTCAAAAATGTTATGCGATTGAAAAAACAGACGGCTCTTTACATGTTAAGGTAGCGGGTATGACAGACGCAGTTAAAAAGCAAGTAACCTTTGAAAATTTCAAAGTTGGGCAAAAGTTCGACGGTCTCAAAAAAATGATTGGACGTCGTGGGGGTATGTCTATCGTCACAACAACATTTGAAATTAAGGCAATTGACGATTTTGACTATTGACAATTTTTTAAAGTTTTGCTATAATAATGATGTGAGGTTAAGTGGTATTACCTCACAGAGTATCGCTGAAATCGGGGCGTTAGTAGTGCAACGCTCTTTTTTTGTACTGTTTTTAGTGGTACGCGTTAGAGTTACAGCACTACTCAGGCTATCGGGGGCGTTTATAAAAAACGCTCTTTTTTTGTGTCCTTACGCTTGACGTATTTGTTCTTATGTGTTATTATAATAGTACAGAGGTAGGCAAGGTAGAGCGTCTATCTCACAAAATTACACGAGTCATATTACATGAAGTACCACCTTTCTAATAAATCATAAAATCTCCTTTCTTTCTTACTTATCTATACTTTAGCTCTACCATTACTACCCTTAGACGAGATGTCTAGGGGATTTTTTATATATAAAAAAACAGCTTCCGAGGAAACTGTCTGAAGAAACTATCCGAGAGCAATTGACAGAGCATGTGATTAAGATGCGAAAGCTTCAGGCGCAACTTAATGCGTAATCGTCCTGACGCTATACGTCAATCACAATCGGTGCTTCTTGTATTATTATCTTAACACAACTCTTAAAAAGTGTCAAGCTACTTGACATATTTGTCGTCTTGTGTTATCATAATAGTACAAATAAATGTAAAGGAGGCTTCTCCACAATGGATACAGCTTTTGAAACTAAAGACGCTTTAGAGCTTCTTGACTCTCTCCCTGAACGCGTGGGCAACGACGACGAAATCGAATCAATTCTTGCGGACTTGATTACATTAAAAGATTACGTCAGCACAATTGATGAAATCGTTGCAACGCTTAACGAAGATGTCGCAAACCTTAACAAGAAAAACCAAGGTCTTATGGCATCTAATAACACGCTTTATCGACAAATTGGAAAACAAAATGAAGCAGCTGAAGAAGCTAAAGAAGCAGTCTCAAAAATTGCACAAATTAACGACTTGTTTTAATTAACAGAAAGGACACCAAAAAATGAATTTACCTAAAATTGACTGGTACGGACGCGATGAATTGAAAGCGATTTACGCTGATCGCGCCGTAGAAACTAACGCACCGACTGACGTTGAACAACCTCTCGAAACACCTGCGGACAACATTGCAAACCGTGAACAAAATTATCCCGAACGTGTTGAACGTGCAGACGAACTCGAAACAACTGAAGTTAACGAAAATAATCAAATTCCTGTAGAAGAAGGAGAAGACTAATTATGAGTAATAAAATTACACGCTTTATGTCTAAAGAAACTGGTCAAACAGTCACTAACGTAGACCTTTTAAACGCAATTCGCGAAAAGGCTTCAAACGCCTACCAGGCTGATATTCCTGTACTTAAAGGAGCTATTAACCACTCAAACATTCCAACGCAACAATTTCAAGTGCATGAAAATGAGTTTTTTGAGCAATTGATTAACCGTATTGGATCTGTTGTCGTGAAGGCTCTCACTTACGAAAACCCTCTCGCAATTTTCAAATCTGAAATTTTTGAATTTGGCGACACGCTCGAAGAAATTTACGTAGCACCTGCGGAACGCAACAACTTTAACGCTAAAGATAACGGTCATCCTTTCGCTTTTGCTGACACTGATATTGAAGTATTTTATCACAAGCTTAACAACGAATACCGTTACGACCGCACATTCGAGCGCGCATGGGTTCAAAAAGCATTCACGTCAGATATTGCATTTGACGAATTTATCGATAAGATGTTTACATCTTTGATTAGTTCAGACACACTCGATGAATATGCAGCAGTAAAACAAGTGCTTAACGACTCACTTGCTGAAGTGACTTACACAGACAACGCAGGTACAGCGCATCAAATCACTGTTGCAGGTACTAAAGTTGACACAACGCATAATAACTATATTGAGGAAATGGTGAAGGACATTATCGCTAAGTCTAAACAATTTACCATTCCATCACGTGATAAAGCTCACTCAAATAACCCAGTGGGCGTACCTAATGCGACACCTCTCGAAGATCAATATCTTATCATCGACGCTGAGTACTCGACAGATATTGATTTGATGCTCGCGAACGCTTTCAATATGGATAAAGCTTCAGTCCAAGCTCGCCAAATTGTTGTTGACTTCTTCGATAAATTTACGGGAGCTGGACAAAATAACGGACGCCGTCCTGTCGCTTTCTTGGTATCTAAGAACTCTATTATCCTTAAAGACAAATTGGTACACATGGAAAGCATCCGCAACCCTAAGACAATGTCTTATAACTACTTCTACCATCACCACTACCTCACAAGCCTTTCACTTTTTGAAAACATTCACATGTTCTATGTGGAAGACTAATAGTATTCCTCTACTAGCCCTGCCCGTATGGGTTTAGGGCTTTTATTAAAAAACAGAAAGCGAGGAAAAGTATTTGAATACTGTAAATTATCACAGTTTAAAAGAATATACAAAAACACTCGGACGCATTGATCACAGTAAAACAACGGTAGACCGCAATCGTACAGCATGGTATAATTTTTACTTTAATTATTTTTATGACATTGTCGTAAACTACTTTTCTTGGTACAATCTTCCGAATGACCTGGACGAGCTATTCATAGAGCGTAAACTCTTGGAAAATGGACACGTTGCGTTTTTCGAAGACGAACAGCTCGGATATGTTGTGCAAGGCGGAACACGCGGGCAAGAGTTGAACATTTACGACTATCCTACCACTTATCTTCCAGTCAATGCTGCTCAGCAAATGCGATTCCCTAAGATGCAGATTGCGTACAGTAAGCGAGACTTTGACTTACTCCAAAAAATGCATGACGAGACGCGAACAGACAAACCATGTATCGTGATTCCAAACAATAACTTATTTGAACCGTATCTTGACTATATCCACCTTTATTGTGAAAAACTCGCAGATATTGAAATGACGATTCAACTTAACCGCAACGCACAGGTGACACCGTTCTTCGTCCTAGCTGATGAAAAGTCTGTTCTCAGCTTAAAGAACATTTTTAATAAGATTCAAAGCTTTGAACCCGTGGTTTATGCAAATACGCAAAAAAATGCTGCAGGGACTGCGGACTTTCAACAGTTGGACGACCGAATCAAAGTGTTTAGAACTGAAGCGCCTTATCTTTTGGATAAGTTACACGACGAAAAGAACCGCGTTATTAACCAGCTTCTTACGTTTATCGGTATTAATAATAACCCCGTGGACAAAGCTGAGCGCTTAGTGACGGCCGAGGCAATTTCAAACGCAGGTATCATCAGCGCAAATATTGAAGTCGGTTGGAAATCTCGTCGAAACGCAGTGAAACGCATTAACGAGGCTTACGGTTTAAATATTGACGTCGAGCCCGCTGAATGGGTACAACGCTTTAACTTTGCGGACGTTGAAAAAGATTTAAATACCGAAAACTTAGACGATAACGCTGACGGAGGTTTACAAACATGACACAAAATAACACCACCGCAACAATAGAGCAATTTTTAAAATCTCGTTATCGTAATCCAGTAACAGGAAATCTTGATGGCTTGGCAGTTGACGAGAACGGTGACTTTCTTCACTATAATGTCATTATCGGCCAAACTTTCAATGAGCTATTTAAAGACATGCACCTTAATCAATACGTTGATGATGATTTTAAAAAGCTATTCTGTCAGCGTTTTTACAATCGAGAAATTGGCTTTGAAACCTTCGCACGCTTCCAGGTATTTTTAGAGCAAGAGTTAAACACGGATTGTCTGAATTTGTTTAAAGTCCGTGACACGCTTAAAAATATGTCGTTGGATCAAATGAATCAAGATACAAACATGTATAACGATGGAAGCTCTAAAAATGACAGTCACACGCTCTCAATTGGCAACACCACACCTCAAGAGCACTTAAGCATAACTTATGACAATGACCACGACCAAAAATACGGAGCAATTGATTATGCGAATGCGCTAGGTGAAGGGAACGCCAAAGGAAAAGAAGACCATCATTCATATACGCACGGATGGGCAGGCGGACAGCTTGCGCAACGTTATAACCAGTTAGCGCAAATGGAAGACCTGACCTTCGAAATTTTCAACATTTTAGAGCCATTATTTTTACAGGTCTGGTAGGCTCTTAGAAAGGAAAACTTATGCGAGAATTAACAATAGCTAATGACAACTTAGTAAGCTATGATAAATACTTAGCACAGCTACTTATTAAAGTACCGCAAGATTTTCAGCCTGAAGCCGACGAGCTTTACTATTTTAAAGTAACAAATCCACGCTATGGCAAACGGTTGAAAAATCTTTACATTAAAGCGCGAGCGGTGCTATACTACTACGCTGACAAGAGCACGGCTGAGCGATGGGGTATTACATCAACACGCTCGAAAGTTGTAAACAAACCGCTTACATCAGTGACAACGTCAGGTGACGAGCTTAATTGTTTGTGTTTCATCCGCTTTAAAGTGCTTGGCGTCTACTATAGCAAAGATAAGCTTTTATCTAAATCTAAGCTCAAAGGATTCGGGCGAGTCATTGATGATAATGAGTATTTTAGCCGTATACCGATTATTAATGAGTTGACACACTGGGATAACGGCGTTCTCACATCTAATAATTTTAAATTTAAAACGGATTATGATAAACCGTGGGACGATGCGGATTCGTGGGAAGAAATCGGCGTTTGGATTTACTTCGCCGACGGTCGAAAACGTCCAGGGTGGACTCACTACTTAAAAGATTGGGACAAATTCCAACTCACGGTGACTAATAACCGCGACGGAGAGAAACGCGTCTCGCTTGTCGGAGGAGAGGGGCACGAAAAATTATGATTACCATAATCGCAGAAATGACCGCAACAAGCCTCCGCCTCACCGTCCGTGGGCACAGCGCCACGGGGCGTGAAGACTGTGCGAGAGCTACTACTGCTTTTCAAGCTATAACGTACACATTTACTCACAAAAGCATTGACAAAGTAACAGCGGACGGATACAGCTACGCTGAAATAGCTTACACGAAACAGACGAAAAAAATGCTTTTGCAAGCTGTCTTATATTTAAAACAGCTCGCGGAACTGCATCCAAAAACCATGAAATTTACCTTTAAAGAAAACGAGGATTAAAACTATGACTAAATCAACTAAACGACCTTTACCAGTTTCAAAAACCATTCAATTTCAACAACACCAAAAAATTAAAGACATTTCTGTAAGCGGTAAAGACGCACTTACAAGCGTCGACTTTTCAGAGCGTGATGGAGACTTCAAACTTAAAGTAAAAGCGGATCCAGATAAAGTAAATGAAGTCTCAGGGACGCCTTTTGTAACGACAAGCGTTACAACAGCTGATGAAGGAACGGATGATCCGAAAAAATCCGTCGCACTCGGACACGACTATCGCGGTCTTAATTTAGAGACAGCGGGCAAATATCTAAGCATTAACAAAACGCAAGAAAAAGCTGTCATTGACGGTACATTAATTGAACAAGATTTGACAAAAGCTTTGAACGATGCTAAAGAAGCAAAAGACAAAGCTGACAAAGCGGCTGAAAAAGCAGGTCTTGCGGATCAAAAAGCTACGACTGCTATTACTCAAATCGCGGACGTGAAAGATGCTCTTGCGAAATTACAAGAAGCATCTGAAGGCGCTGACAAGTTGCTAAAAACCGATATCGACAACATTAAAGAAATCTTGTCGAAGTCGCCAAAAGATGCGAAATTGTACGTCAACGAAGAAAGTCGCGACATTGCTAAAAAACATAACGGACGAGTTGAAGGACTTAAACGCGTAGAACTTTACACAGATTTAGACAATTCGAACGCGGTGAGCTTGTCAGTGTCAGATAATGTTACTCTTACCGTTGCGCTTAAACAAAATGACAACTCTATCGACTCGCTTGACTTCTCGAGAGAAGTTGCTGAGATTCGTCTCGAAGTTGCAAAACCAGCGCTTCCTGACTTTGATGCTTTAGGTGTCGCTGTTCAGGACGCACAAGACCGCGCGGCTGAAGCACAAGGCAAAGCAAACGAAGCGAAAACAAAAGCTGACGCAACTGAAGCTAAAGTTGCTGATTTAGCTAAAAAGCTCGAAGATGTTAAGACGAAAGAAGTCTCGGACATTGCAAGCGTAACGGACGCAGTTACAAAATTAGGAGAAGCATCTAAAACCGCTGACGGTGAACTTAAAAAAGCAATTGACGCACTTGCTGAAAAATTAAAGAACGCTAACACAACAAACAGCGCTGAACCTCTCCGCGTGTCGGAAGAATCGCGAAAAGAAATTTTACGAAATGGTATTGCAGGTGTGAATGACGTAGAGTTTGTCATCGGTGGACAGACCGTGAGCATGGAATTTGCCGAAGGCGATACAAATAGCAAAGACTTAGAGACAAGTTTTGACCACCGCCTAGCATCGCCACATCTACCAGCAATTAACGGCTTTAACATCTTACGCATTCGCTTAGTACCTGGATCAGACGTTGTAGCAAGCATTGCGTTCGGTTCTCATGTTCCTGCTATTGCGCGCAAGTTTGGACAAATCCGCGACTGGCTACGCTTCCCACCGCTCACACCTGCAAAAGCGCTTCTCCAACTTTCACAAGCGAAAGGACGTACAAACTTTACACAAGACGACTTAGACAGCGGAATTATTGTTTCAGGCGGATTGTTAATCGACATGGGCGAATATTGGCTTCCTGTTCATGTAAGCGTATCGGATACGTCGGTCGCATTCGGCGGTGCTAAGACAGACGCTCAAGCGCTTCTTGATTTCGATATCAAAACATACAACGTCGACACCGCGGAAGTTGAAACAATTAACGCTAAAACATTGCTTGAGCCAGGTACAAAATGCCCACCAATTCTTAAAACAGTATATTAAAAGGAGCTGATGACTTATGTTTAACGAAAACGAAGACTTCTTCAAAAATTATCGTGGACGCTATTCGCAATATTGGATTGAGCGCTTTGGTTTAATTCCAGAGCTTCCGACTAGCTTTGATAATGCTAATTCCATTTACGAGCTTATCGCTTGGCTTCAACGTGCATTTAAACAACTTTTGGACGATTTCACGGCGCTCGAGAACGAATTTGAAGATTTTAAAAACGCTCTTATTGATTTGCTAGAATACTTAATTCCTGAGTTGATTCGTCGATTCGCACACTCGACAGAGTTCCGAAAAATCTTTTCCGACTTGCTCAAAGATGTTCTCAACAGCGATTTAAAACAATGGTTTAAGAATTATCTGAAAGACATTCTCCGAGATCCAGACATGCGTGAATTTTTCAAGGATTACCTCAAAGAGATTCTTCACGATCCTGAGATGCAAAAATGGTTTAAGGATTATCTCAAAGAGCTTCTCAACGATCCGAAGTTTTTGAAAGATTTGAAAGATAAGCTCGGAATCACGGAAATTGAAAATAATCTCAACAAGATTATTGACAACCTCAAACGTTCAGGCGCTTGGGAAAATGGTAACCTTAAGCCAGACCGCAATATCGCGACAGGTAATATTAATATCTTTGGCGGTGCGACAGACGGTGCGCACTTTATCCGCACAAACAACGGACAAACAGAGGATGACCTTGCGGGAGGTGTTTAAGTATGGCACAACTCAAAAACGGCGGTCGCGTAGACTTCCAACTCAAGCCAGTTGTCATTCAAGGCGGTACATATAAAGGCGTCTCGTACGAAGGCAACACTTCCATTTTCCATATGTACAACGCTTATACGACTACTTCAGCGTGGAACGAAAGCATTGACACCCGCGTGAGCTTTGATTACGACATTGAGGAAACCGACGACGAAATTAAAATTAAAGTCAAAGGCGTCAGCGGTTATGGCTTGACAATTACAAGCGTAGGACGTGGAACGCCGTTTCCAGTCCACGACTCGCTTGTAAACGCTAACGGTCAGACGCTCATTGATTTACATTATCAGTCAGGCGTTGGTTATAGTTATAATCAACAACTCGGAGGCGCTACGGTGTTCGGTTCTGTTCCTATCCTCACTATTAAAAAGTCTGAGTTTGGACAAGAACACGCTCAACACGTTGGAATTAAACTTCTTCGCTTTGACGACTTAGCCGCAGACCCAAGCGGTGACAATAAAATTGAGCTATGGTTTGATGCTATTGCTTACTTTCCACCACCTGAATCTAAACCGTGGGCGACTCGTAAAAATGGCACATTTAAAAGCCACCAAAAGCACAATGGCTGGTTTAAAATTCGCAAAGGCGGAAACTGGTCGGACGTTTCGACAATGTCAAACGCTGACCGAGGCGCTCAAGGACAAGGTAAGCACCGCATCCGCCACGCTGGAGTGTGGGTCGGACAGACTGAAATTGGCGACTAAAAAGAGGCACTTGTACTAGCGCAATAGTACAAAGTGTGGTATAATAGTGTTAGTTAAAAAGCTAACACTATTTTTATTTAGTTAGCTAGAAAGGACTTTAAAAAAGTTGGTTAAAGAAACAACAAAAATAACAATTTACGACATTTCGCCATTTCGAAGCGATTACCAGAACGTTATAAACTTTAAAAATCAAGCGAAACAGAACGCTTATTTCGAGAATCCAAATAACGCACAGTTACACGCCATTTATAAAGCGGATAATTTTCAATTTATTGAAAAGACTGGCGAAATTTATGTCACAGGACGCCGTGAAAAGTTTGATTACGCGACTTATATGCGTTTTCAAAATGCGGGTAAAATGTATTACGCGTTCGTTTATAATGCGGTATACATCAACGAAAACACGACGCGAATTATTTACGAGTTAGATTTATGGAACACTTACCAAAACATGGTAACAAGTCCAGCGAATAAAATCAGCGCGACGATTTTCCAACGTCACGAAACGTCAAAAAAACCACGGCCTATTACCGCTGCACAAGGCTTTGACTTTGGAACAAAGCAAAATGTTTACAAATATCCTATCACAGAGCTTGTCGATTGGCTTGTCATTGTGACCAAACCAGGATTTAATTTTAAAGGTGACAACGCTTACCGCTTCTCGGTTAGCGGAACAACAAAATCACTAAGTTACTTTTTTGTACCTGTTGACATGACGGATAACAAGTCGCTAGCATTTGAACTCGACGGGCAAAGCTACGCAAGTAAATCGCTTTACGATTTGTTCGCGGATTGTTTCGGTTTTACGCTCAACGGTCAACCGTATAACATCGACTTCAATGATCTTAATTCTGTTAAAAAGTTTGCAAATAACAACATTGTTAATATGTACTACTCTCGCTATATCGGTATAGACTACGACTACGATAAAGCTAATAAAGTTGTAAAACTCAAAACAGAGAAATTTAATAAATACGCTGTTGTACCTATCGGCGGAAATACTAGCGGTGGAAGTTTATCATCTAGCGCTGTTAGCGTCGGTGGCCCCGAAGGCACCGCAGAAGAACGCGTCATAAAATTTACGCGAGCAGTGAAAAAGAATCTCCCAACAGCTACCGTCGAAGGCATTGCAGGGGCTATCGGATGCTTTGGTGGAGAGTCGGACGTAACAGCTAAGCGGTACGAAGCAGACTACGCCTCACGCCCACCTTACAATTGGGCGGTAGCTAAAGACGACCCGACAGCCGAAGGACTTTTCGGCGGTTGGGCAGGATTCCAGGCAAAATATAGCATCGGACTGAATCAATCCGCTTATCAGGCAGGCGGGAAACACTGGATCGGCCTCGGTCTTGGACAATGGACGGGGCCACGTGCTAAAGCGCTCTTTGACTTTGCGAGATCCAAAGGGATGACGTGGTGGGACATGGACGCTCAGGTTCAGTTCATGTTTTCTGAGGGCGACGCAAACACGGCAAAAGCCATTCTTTCCTCTCACGACAGCGTAGCTAATAACGTTACGGCATGGCTCACACGTTGGGAGCGCGGAGGTTACGACAATATCGCCAAGCGTCAGGCATACGCTCAAAAATACCTACCTCTCATTAAAAAAACATTTAACGAGACAACGAGTGACGGTAACTCTAACGGACAACCGAACAACGACAAACCAACCGCATCGGATAAAAACGAAAAGCCAAAAGCAGTATTAACGGAAAAAGTACTATCTCAAGCTAAAGGCTATATCGGTCGTACCGTTGGTAACGGGCAATGTTACGCCTTTGCATCTCTCTATTGTAAGCTTTTCCGTGACAACGGACAGCCCGCCCCAGGACTCGGCGCAGGTGTCGAAGGCTTAGCAGGTGCAATCGGTGACACAAACGCCGCAGCTAATATCGGCGTGGGTTATGATTGGGCTAAATACGGCTGGGCTGTTAAACTCAACCCGACAGCGGAAGACCTCAAAAAAGCTGTCGGCGCTATTGTAAATATTAAGCCATTTCAATCGCCCGCCATTTCGGAATATGGACACGTTATGATTAATTTAGGCTACGACGGCACAAAAATGACAGTCTTAGAACAAAACGGAGTCGCAGGGCAAGTAGTAGCACAACAAACGTACACCGTACCAGCGAGTCACGTTTCATCAATTTGTTTACCGCCCGACGTAGCAAAAGGCGCACAAATTAACGGACTTGTCGCAGGAACGCCAAGCGGAGGCGGAGACGGAACAGTTTCAGACGCTAAATTCTGGCTTATCAGCGTAGACAAACAATTTCGAGCAGCGCCTAAAATTATTGATGTCGGAAACCTCCGTGAAGCGTGCATCGAGTATATAAAAAGATCCCTAAAACAAGTTGTAGGTGATGAGGCTTTTAAAAAATTAGAACCGAAAATTGATGATTCACTACTACGACGCGAAATCATAGAAGTGGAATTGTGTGATTTTTGGGGTAATAGCTATGCTTACGACCCTGTTCTAATCGCTCGTGCAAACACAAAAAAAGACAAAGACAAACGAACAAACGCTATTATGTTGCTCGGTTGCATCGGCGATTACAATCAAAGCTGGGCGGGTATCTATCCGTACAACACATACACACAAGTAGATTATACACCTAATCACGTACTTGCCGACTGGCATTTCAGCGTAGACCATAGCGACAAAGGCGAGCTAGATATAAAATCTAAACTTTACGCGATGCCTTACGGTATCATGGATACTAGCGGTAAAAACTTAACAATCGTCAACGACTCTACAGCTAACTATATTCAAGCTAACGCAAACTCAATCGCAGCCAAACGCCAAAATTTTAACGAAAATGCGGATTTACTAAATCGTAGTAACGCACTTAACAGCGCACAGACAGCTTTAGCAAATTCTAAATCTGCTTATAATGCTGCTTACAATCTTGACAAAATTAATACAAGTAACAGCGGTAGCAAAATCAACGGTGCTAGCAACATTATCGGATGGCTCGGGGATCACATGCCTTTTGGATGGGGTAACAACTTTAAGCAAGCTGGCGAAGCTATTGCGTCTTACCAACTCGCAGGAAACGCGAGCGCCATGGAATTACAAAAGATGGAGGCTGCAAACGCTAAAAAACAAAAAGCATTTACAGGGCAAGAAAACGATCTACGCGACCAGTCGACCGCACTAGCTAACATGCAAGCTAAAGTAAGCTACGATCAGCAAGTGCGCGAATTTAACGCAAGCCTTCGAGACGTTGGAAATCAGCCGTCCTCAATTCAACAAATGGGCGACGACATCAGCTTCCAAACGTCAAACTATCAGGAAGATTTGTATATCAGCTTTAATATTATTAACCCTAAAGCGCTCGAAGCTGTTATTAATTACTTGTATAAGTTTGGGATAAAATGGAAAGAAGAAGTCGACGACTTACGTACATACTTTACAAAACGTAAAAAGTTTACTTACCTTATCGCTGACAATCTCGACATGTCACAGCTCTTAATCCCACAATCTGATTTAATTGTTTTAAAAGCAATATTTCAGACGGGCGTAAGGCTTTGGGACTTTGACCAGATTGACCAAAATGACCGTAACCCGTTTAAATTCGAAGGCGCGAACGACATTATCGAAACGACTTAAAGGAGGTGTAACAATGGATGGAACAACATAAAAAAAAATGGTACAATCCACAGAAAATGCTCTCTTATAATCAATTCTTAAATTTTGTCATAGGTGGGCGTGACATTGGGAAGACTTTCGCGCTGAAAAAATATCTGTTACAACAATTCGTGAAAAATGGAAAACAAAGCCTTTATCTCCGTCGGAATAAAACGGAATTAGACGGAATAGACAAAGAAAGCTTTTTCCCGCGGATTATGCTCGAGCAAATCTTTCCAGACTACGAAGAAGCAGAAGTAAACGTCTCGAGAACACAGACAAAAATCATTTTTACATCAACGCTCAAAGGTTTTGAAGATGGTGAATTTGTTATCACAAGCGGTAAAATAATGCTAAATGGACGCGTTGTGATTTATCTAAAATCTCTATCTACTTGGGTAAATCTTAAAGGTTCTGAATACGACAATGTATTTTTCATAATGTTCGACGAAGTATTAATCGACACAAGCTCTAACAAACGCTATTTAAAAAACGAGGTCGAAGCCTTCCTGAATTTGCTTATTTCCGTCTTTCGTCAGCGTAAAAACTGTCACGTGTATCTTTTGTCAAATGCTGCGAATATCAACAATCCATATTTTGCTTATTTCAAATTTTACGAAAATACAGACCGACGCTTTTACAACTTAAAGGACAGACGTATCCTAATTGAGTTTCCACCGAATCAACCGTTCGACGGAAGCTCAGATGATGACATTTATCATTTGATTAAAGACTCAAAAATTTATGACAGCGTAGCAAATAATAAATTCCAAGTCGACCGAGGAAAGAACATCGGAAAATTAAAAGGTGACAAAACTTATCTCTACTCGCTTTATATCGACGGTGTCACGTTGTCCTGTTACAGTTGTAACGGTCTGGTGTATGTAAAAGTAGGATATGACAAACACCGCGACATTTACAGCGTTGACCCAAGCGAATCTGAAAACGGTTTAATATACATGGACAGGTCTTCAGATCTCGCCTGGACGCTCAGACAGTGCTATCTTAAAAATTGCATCTGGTACGAAAACGCTGAGTCTAAAAATTACATGTTATCTCTTATATCTAAAATACTGTGAAAGGAGGTGAGAAAACATGGTAGAACATCAACTTTACGGCGCACTTTTGAAAGCAGCTCAAAGCGACTGGACAGTTTTGCTAACAATTGTCATAGCTATTGACATCGCGACTGGATACGCTAAAAGCTACGTCTGGAAAGTTACTGACAGCGCTGTCGGTGTTAAAGGACTTTTAAAACACTTGACAACTTTGCTCGTCTATGTCTTTGCTTACGGCTTGGCTATTGACTTTGACATGTCAACACTTGGCGTGACACTTGTCGTGTATAGCTTGCTTAATTACGCTTTAAGTATAGTCGAGAATCTCGGTGTAATGGGCGTTATTACACCTAAGTTCTTACAAGCTAAAATCCGCTCAGAAATCGAACGCTACGAATCAAAACTAGACAAAGGAGGAAAATAATGAGTTACCAAGACTACAAAAACTCACATGTGTCGACAGGCGTAGACGTTGACGGATGGTATGGTTATCAGTGCTGGGATGGTTACGCGGACTATTGCCAATATCTAGGCGTACCATATGCAAACTGTACCGCCTCAGGCTATGCTAAAGACATCTGGGAACAACGCCAAACAAACGGCATGCTCGACAACTTCGACGAAGTTGAAGTCATGCAACCAGGCGACATCGCAATTTTTAAAATTCACCCTGCCACGCCCGTAAGTCACGTCGCCATTTTTGACAGCGACGCAGGTAATGGATATGGAAACTTTTTCGGGCAAAACCAAGGCGCACCCGACGGCGTGTACAATATCGTACAACTACCGTACTCAGCAACTTATCCAACAGCTTTTAGGCGCAAAGGTTTAACGCAAACACGCGCACAGCGTACAAATAAATATTTTTTGGACGTCAGCGCTTATCAACCTGGCGATCTAACCGCAATTTGTGAACAGGCAGGAACACGCGACACAATTATCAAAACGACCGAAGGCACGGGATGGGTAAGTACTGTATCAGCGCAACAAGTCCAGACCTCAAACGCTATCGGATATTATCATTTCGCCAGATTTGGCGGAAGTGTCGCACAAGCGGACGCGGAAGCTTCACACTTTTTGGCTAACTTGCCATATCCTAACGTCAAATATTTAGTATGTGACTATGAGGACGACGCGAGCGCAGACCGTAACGCAAACACCGACGCCGTGATCCATTTCATGCAACGTTGTAAGGACGCTGGTTATAAGCCACTTTATTACTCTTACAAACCTTACACACTCGCAAATGTGGACGCTGACCGCATTGTTGCAACGTTTGGCGCTTGCCTATGGATTGCAGCTTATCCAAACTATGACGTCACGCCTGAGCCATACTGGCCTTTAAATCCAGATATGAGCGGACAAATCGCGTGGCAGTTCACGTCAACAGCCATCGCAGGCGGATTAGACAAATCAATTTTCTTAACGGACGACACAGATATTATTAACACAACGGAGGAAAACAACATGACAGACTTTGTAGCACGCAACCACACAGGCGACAGCGGATACGTAGCAGTAGTAAACGACCGAGTTTTCGGTATCGGAGATATGGACACCGTACTTCAACTTCAAGCCGCAGGAGCTAAACACCTCAACCTTAACGACGCAGACTTCGGACGCTTTATCGACTCACGCGCATCAAGCTCAGACGTAGCTAAAGCGCTAAAAGACGCATCAGCGGACGTCGTCAAACAAATTGAGGATCTCAAAGCTACTGGCGTAAATGCGCCACAGCAATAATAACACAAAGCTTAAGTAAAAGCAAAAAAGAGCCGTCATGGCTCTTTTCTTATTTTCCGTATTGTAATACCATATCGACGACCCACCGTACTAAATCGCAGGCCAATACTGCTAGCAGCATAATACTAAACCTCCAACTCGTCAATCTGAGGACGTCCCTCGTCACTTGTTATAAAGCGTCGGAGCAGTACGCTATTTTTACCAGTCGTACCAACAATCACAGCGCATCCTTTAGCGTCGTAGCCCTCGTCGTCTGTTTCGTAAATTGCGATACGTGTACGCCCCGTCGTGTCTTTGTAAGCGTTAAAGTTAAACTCAGCTTTTTGCTTAAGCTCGCCTTTGTAGATAAGTAAGTCCTCGTAATCACTCGCAGTCATTGCGCTTACTAAGTCGCTTACGCGTTTAATCTTTGTTAGCTTGTTGCCTTCGTAACTGTATTCCATAACCACATAATATTTACCGCTTTTAAATTTCATCGTCTAACTCCTTTGCTATATCTTTAACTACTTTCGTAACGCCTCGACGTACGTCGCTTACTAAGTCATTATATAAAATGTTCTTAGGATCAGCTGTCACGACGTTAACGCTCAGCGCTTCACAATCTAAAACCGCTAATTCCTCATTTACGTCTCGCTCACCGTTTGCGCATGCCCTAAAAATCGTGCGCAAGTTCTCAATATATATATCAGCACGCTCAGCGAAATGGTCGCCGTATTGCCCCATCGTGTGTACCTCACGCCACAGCTTGTCAGCGTGGTTAGCTAAATACGTGCAAGCCTCAGCTTTTGTGCTACAGTATTGCGCTAAGTCTTTTTTAAAGCTGTAATAAGTAATGTAATAGCTTTTCATAAGTGTTCACCTCACAATTCTACTTTTTCGTCTAGTGGAAGCTTTTCAAGCCATTCATTAGTAGCAGTAAAGCTTTTACGTGTGCGCCCCGTGTTGAATGCCCTGGTTGTCATTAGCGCGTAAGTAGCGGTAAATGTGCTGTCATGTTCTTTCCAACAACAGTTATCGTACACATCTTTAACTTGTCCGTCCCAGTAGTCGTCATTCATGTAATCTACCATACTACCTACGCTTTTTGTAATACTCGTTACGTAAGTAACTCCGCAAACCTTAACATAACGCATCTCATAAACAAATTCGTCGTCTGTTTTGTAATCTTGGTACATCCAGTTAAATTGTTCAGCTGTAAGCATAATAAGTAACCTATAACTAACTTTTGTTAGTTTCTTTCTGTTTTATCTACTATAAGTATAGCACTAATACATCTACCTGTCAAGTAAAATATACCGTTTATTTAAAACTTTTTTATGCTATTCCTTATCTCTAATATAAGTATATCACTAACCTCACATA